TGGTAGATGACAGCATGGAAGGTCCTGAAGGTATTGAGGCTTCATGGCGTTTTGTGTCTCATGCACTGCGTCATGGAGCTGGTGTAGCAATTCACCTGTCCAACCTCCGTCCGAAAGGATCTGCAAATGGCAAGGGACTGACCGCTAGTGGTCCAGTTTCCTTCGGTAAAATCTATTCTACTCTTAACGAAATCCTACGCAGAGGTGGTACCTACAAGAACGGCGCAGCAGTGCTGCATTGCGATTTGGACCACCCAGACTCACTTGAATTCATTCAAACACCCCGTCATGAACTACCCTGGGTCAAGCGCTGCATCAATATCACTCCCGAATCCTGGGACGAATACCCAAACAAGCCAGAACTCCTCGAAGGGATTCGGAAAGGTGACATCTGGCTGAACAAAATTAAGTATGACAAAGATGGTAAACGCATTCGAGGAAACGTCTGTCTTGAAGTTTACCTGCCTTCACGCGGCACATGCCTGTTGCAACATGTCAATCTCGGTGCCTGTACTATCTCAGACATCCCAAAAGCTTTCGTTGAAGGTATGTCCGAGTTGTGTGCGCTCCATCCTACGACAGGTGTTGGATCAGCTGGGGAGTACCTCACCCCAGACATTGATAAGCAAGTTGGGCTTGGAGTGCTTGGACTTGCCAACCTGCTCCGAATCAACGGAGTTAAATATGGAGAGTTTGGAATAGCTCTCCGCGATATCAACCAAGAGAAGGTTAACTTCTCAAAGGCTCATGACATTGCCCAATCCATTCGAGATGGTATTGAACAAGCAGCGTCTATTGCAAAGAGCCACAACATGGTTCGAGCATTCGCTATTGCTCCTACTGCTAGTTGTAGCTACAGGAGCCAAGATCTCGAAGGATACACGTGTTGTCCCGAGATCGCGCCACCCATTGCGCGGTCGGTAGACCGTGACTCGGGCACCTTTGGTGTCCAAACCTACGAATATGGTGATGTAGAAATTGCCTCTGAAGTAGGCTGGGACAGCTACAAGTTGGTAGCTGACCAGATTATGATTATGCTTGAGAAAACAGGACTTCTTCACGGCTACTCGTTCAACTCTTGGAGTGATCTAGTAACCTATGACAATGATTTCATCGAAGAGTGGCTACGGTCTCCTCAGACAAGCATGTATTACAGTTTGCAAGTAATGGGTGACGTTCAGGATAAGTCCAGCGCCTATGCGGCTCTGAATGAAGCTGAAGTTGACGATTACTTGTCTCACCTGTTTAACACATCTGATGAACTTCCATGTGATTGTCAAGAATGACTCCTTATGATAAACTAATTTCCAGGAAACGTACCTGGACACCTGTCCAAACTGAGGCAGGGAAACTCAAAGAAGGTGCGGAGGAAGCTGTCTTCCGTGCTCTAGCGCTCCGCTGTCTGGAACTTCCGGTTGGTGACTTCATTTCACACTCACTAAAAGGCGAGATCCCGGCTGCAGCTCGCGAAATCCTAGAAATGAACATTAAAGACGAGGAAAACCATGACAGAGCACTCAATTATGCAGTTCGAGCGCTCGGTACAGATCCGAGAGCTGAAAAAGAAGCAGAAGTACTTAGGAAAGCTTGGGAAGACCATCCAGACCACACCATACTCAAAGCAATGGTGGCTGAGAGAAGCGTCTTCTTTTGCCTCCTCCCGTTCTTTCGTTACGCCGGTGACGCTGGACTGAGGACAATTAGCGCAGATATTTCGAGAGATGAACAGATTCACGTTGCCACAAACTCGTTGGTATGTCGTGAATTAGGTCTAAACCCCTCTAATTCTCTTAATAAACTACGGAAAGCAACCGTAGACTGGGTTTTCCAGCCTCTACAGGCTAATAACCCCGATAAATTTTTAGCGAAAAATTTTTGGCACTCTCAGAGCGACTCGCTTTTTGAAAAGGGTATCGCCGAAGGTTTTTCTTCCACCAAGTCGGCGCGTATGCCGGCATTCTTTGAACATTCCAATGTCAATCTCCCTCAATACGCTTGAAGCTTACGGCATGACCGTCAAGTCTATTCTTGCAGAGATGGAAGAGAACTTTCCACCTACAAACCCCGGACCTGGTGATAGCATCTCAACTATTATGTACAGGTCCGGTCAACGCTCCGTAGTGGAGTGGCTAAACAATAGACTATCAGAAGATGGCATTTAACCAAGGTATTTATAACCAGATCATTGCCATGGGAGGCAGTGCTGCATCTGCTAACAATGCTGCCCGTGCTAACCGTCCTGGTCGTGCTTTCCAACGCTGGCAACAAGCATTTAGTGTACAGAAAGCGCAAGCTGATGCACAGTATCAACAGAACCTACTGCAGGATCAGATGCGTGCGCAGCAGCAAGCACTCCTTCGTGAAGCAATGAAACCTGGTCCTAAGGCATCCCAATCTCTTAGGGCCAGCAACTATCAACCTAAATTTAAAACTCGTGGCTCTAAAGCAGAGACAAGTCGTGCAGTGTCACGAGGCACAGCCCAGTTTACCAACCCGTTGTCGATGGGTGGTGGACTTGGTGGTTCATCAATTAACCTAGGCTAATGAACGCAAGAGCTTGTTATGATAAGCTACGATCAAGAAGGGATGACTTCTTAGATGTAGCCGTAGAATGCTCTCGCTTGACACTACCTTACCTAATTAAACAGGATGATACTGGTCCTAACCGTGAACGTCTGAAGACACCATGGCAAGCAGTCGGTGCTAAGTCGGTGACAACACTGGCTGCTAAGCTGATGCTTGCCTTGCTTCCTCCTCAGACCACGTTCTTTAAACTGCAAGTAGATGACTCCAAACTAGGAGTTGAACTTGACCCTGCTATTCGTACTGATATTGAATTAGGTTTCAGTAAAGTAGAACGAACAGTGATGGACTACATCAATGCAAGCAGTGATCGTGTTGTCGTACACGAAGCTGTCAATCACCTCATCGTAGGTGGAAATGCATTGCTGTACTATTCAAAGAAAGGACTGAAGTTCTATCCTCTAAACAGGTATGTAGTAGAGCGAGATGGTGATGGTAACGTCATTAAAATAGTTACAAAGGAGATAGTATCTAAGGAAGTCTTAGGTGAAACTATCCCAGAGCCTAAGCCAAACTCCCCGGCTAATGAAGGTATTAATAACTCAGGGGGAGGAACGGATCAAGACGTACCGGTGTATACCTATGTCAAGATGGATAAAAAGTCAGGACGTTGGGTCTGGCATCAGGAAGTTTACGACAAAGTTATTCCTGGTAGCCGTGGCACAGCTCCAAAGAACAATAATCCATGGATGGTCCTACGTTTCAATACGGTCGATGGCGAAGCCTACGGTCGTGGTAGAGTCGAGCAGTACCTAGGAGACATCAAGAGCCTTGAAGCCCTATCACAGGCGCTTATAGAAGGGTCTGCGGTGGCTGCTAAGGTTATGTTCCTGGTCAATCCCAGTTCAACTACTAAACCACAGACACTTGCACAGGCAGGTAACGGTGCTATCGTACAGGGTAGACAAGATGATGTACAGGTTGTGTCAGTCGGTAAACAAGCTGACTTTGCTACTGCTGCTCAACTAGCACAGACATTGAGTCAACGTATCTCTGATGCTTTCTTAGTATTAAACATCAGACAAAGTGAACGTACTACTGCTGAGGAGGTTCGCCTAACTCAGCTGGAATTAGAACAGCAGTTAGGTGGAATCTTCTCTCTACTTACTGTTGAGTTCTTGGTTCCATACCTGCGGAGAACTCTGTTCAATCTGCAGGCTACCAATGAGATCCCTAAGATCCCTAAGGATATTGTCAAGCCTGCCATCGTTGCTGGTGTTAATGCGCTAGGACGTGGACAGGACAGACAGTCTCTAACTGAATTCATTACTACGATTGCTGGTACAATGGGTCCCGAGGCAATCATGCAGTACATCAACCCGTCTGAATACATCAAACGACTTGCTGCTTCTCAAGGTATTGACGTTCTTAATCTCGTCAAGACTTCTGAGCAAGTACAAGGTGAGATGCAACAGGCTCAAGAGTCTGCACAACAGATGGAGATGACCAAACAACAAGGTCAACTAGCATCTGCACCTATGAATGACCCAAGTAAAAACCCCGCCCTAGCAGAACAATTAACAGATGACGGATCCCAAACCGGCCCAACGCCCGAGGAAGCCCAAGCCATCGACTCGGCAAGTACACCCGAAACCGCCTAAGGAAACTGAGAATAAGTATGCACCTAAACCTAAGGTTGGTGCCCCTAACATCTCTCCCCCTCAGCAAGGTGTTGTCCGTGTCGGACTTGGTAAGCTGAATGTAATCGAACAAAACCCTAAGCAATACG